CCATGACTCCGCTATTGCCGCCGCTTCCAAAAAAAGCTGACATACGGGGATGTGTTAGGAGTTAAGCGTCAAATCTTGTGCGTACCAAACAGAACCACTTACCTGTTGAGAAGCCGACAAGTTGAGGACGAAATTGGAGCCATCTGCGAGAACAAACGGGCAGTGATCGCACGAATCATGTTCCCATCCCATATTGGATGTGAAGTCCATCACGTCCATTATTTTTGTCGCTCCGTTGTACAGCGTGATGTTGTTGCTTACATTGCAAAACAAGGTAATCCGATGGATACGGATCGTCTTTCCAGCAACGCCCGTGATGATGGTGTTGTTGCCAGACGTAGCAATCGAGATGTCCGCGCGGATAATCTCGCCTTTGTGTCGAAGAAGTTCTTGGGACATATTTTAGGATAAATCTCTCCGCTTGTTCCGTAAGTCAGTAACGTCGTTGATGAGGCTCTGATGTTCGTCGCGCAGTTTATTCACGTCCTTGATGAGTTTGGCGATCTCCGATTGAAGTTTCGCTTTCATTTGGGTCAAGGTTGCAAGTTGTTCCTGCTGCGCTTTTCGTAGGTCGCTCTTTTGAAAGAGCTTCATCATACGGCGGCTTCAGTTACGGGAGCGGGAGGAGTGTATTTAGGGCAGCCTTTTTTGTGTCGAACGCCCTTTGAATCGCATGTGTCGCAGAAAGGAGCTTTGCCCTTAATGCTGGAGCTTGGCTGATCTGGCTGCGGCAAGTGCGGAGGCACTGGCTTGTTCTTGTTCAAAAGCTCCGTGGTCATTTGGTTCTGGTCAACCTCCTCGGAATCATCTTGCTGGAAGATAATCTTGGCATAGATTTCAGCGCGCACAGGTACGCTATTCGTGCGAATCTGTTTCTCGGCATCTTTGACGCCAATGTTCATGTGGTTGATCTCGTCGTCGATCAGGTGCTTGGCAAAGTGTTCTGCCAACCAATCCTCCAAAAAGATTTCCTGGTGAGGTTTGAAGGTGTAACTGACGCTGTTCCACTGCCAGGTAAAGGTACGATCCGTGAAGTTCTTGAACAAGACGCTTTTCATAAGGGTTTGGCGGTGGATGAGTTCCGCTATTTGACATCCGACGGGGCTGTTTTAGGCACAGCCCCGATAAGCCTTTGAACAATTAGATGTTCAAGAAAACCAAGTTGTACTTCGTTGTCACGCCCGTTTGAGCGGCCATGCCGATCTGAACGGTCGTCGCAGCCACCGTCATCACAGCACCAGCGGTGTTGGTTGAAGGGGAAACGCCGAGGCCGACGGTCGTACCAGCATCGTTCAAGACAGCGATCAAACCTTTCGTCTGGAGGAAGCCGAAATCTGTCGCAGCGACAGGATAAAGAGCCACACCAGCAACGGCGTTGGTTGCGGTCGTAGGATAGATGATGGTGTTCGCGTACAAGTTCGGCATCAAGCTGATGCGCGAGGTCGTGTCGAGCGTCGTGATCACAGGATCTTCAATCGTGATGACCACCGTACCAGTCGTGGTGGACTGGGCCGTGTTGGTTTTCACGAAGAAGGTTTGACCAGCACCCGTGCCGTCGTTCACGAAGCAATAGCCGTTCGCGTATTGACCGAGTGTCGAGGCGGTGCCGCCGAGCGTTGCGCTGATGGATTGACCACCAGTGACAGTGAACGGTGTGACGCAAACCATGTTTTGGTGGTTGGCGACGACAGCCGCGCCTTGATAGACCTTACCTGGAACCCAGGCGGTCGCGCCGACTTGGGCGTAAACGAACTCGCGACCGTCCGTTGAACGGATACGATCACCGAGGTTCGCACCTTGTGTGGTGTTGTCCGAGAAGGCCAGATCAGGCGCGGTGACCATTCCTGGACAGAGTTTTGTAGCCATAAAATAGGGCTTAGATGATTTATGTAATCGGTGTGGCAAGCGTACCAGAGGCGGCGACCAAACCTGTTACGTTCCACACGGTCGCGGAGATGGCCGTGAACGTGAGCGTGGTCCCGATCAATCCACCCGTCGTTGAACCGTTCATCGAGAGGGTGTAGTTGCTCGTTCCGTTTGCGAAGAACGCTTTGGTAGTAGCCGATGCGCTGATAAGCGATTGAACCGCGCCTGAAAGAAAGATGCTTGACTGGACTGCTGTGACGCTGTGCGCGTTGGAGGTAACCGACACGCTCACAATGAACGTGAAGATCATCCCCGCAACAGGCGTCGTCGGTAGCGTATACGCGATACCCGTCGCAGCATCCATCAAGAATACCTGACCGCTTTGGGCGGCCGTGAGCGCAACGGTCGCGCCACCAGAGGCGTTGACTGCGCCTGGAACACCGAGCACGCCGCCAATCGTCGTACCAGCGGGAAGCGTGGTCGCACCCGTAACAGCGAGCGTGCCCGTAACAGCGAGCGTGCCGCCGAGTACCACGTTCTTGTTCGTGTTGAGCCCCTGGTACTTCACCAGAGGCAAAGCATCTTCGAGTAACATCGACATAATCTTGTAGACCCTCCCCCGTAAACGGGGTCAAAGGTGATTATTTTTTCTTAGAAGACCAGAATCGTTTAGAACGTAGTTCACTCACTCGTTTCGCCTGCCAGTCTTTCATTTCGGGACGATCCCAATGTTCGTGGCTATGCGTCGACTGAGTAAGCAGTTCAAGATTTTCTGGTCGATTATCGTCTTTGAATCCATTGATGTGGTGAACAACCTCATGCTCTTCGAGCAATCTTCCAAGTTTTGTTTCCATCACAAGGCGATGTTCTCGAACATATCCATTCGCTAATGCGTTCGGATGATCTGGCTGTCTCACATAAACGTATCCATCTTTGCTTAAGACCTTTCCGCCTTTCCAAACATTGTTTCCGTTTCCAGTTCCATGATTGAGAGTCTGAATGACTTTCAAACGATGTTCCTCGGTTAGTTTCTTCCCAAGATGAGCCTGACGCAGCTTTTCTTTGGTTTCTATCGAATGATGATAACCAAGCCGTGAAAATGGAATCCCTTTAGTTGAGAACGGACGAGCCTTTACTCCGAGCTTTTTCAATCGGCGCGAGATTGACTTTGCGTCGCAGCCGAATTGCTTACCGAGGACTGTCATTGACTTTCCTTCGGCGTATTCCTTGACGAGCTGATCTTCGTTGAGAGATGTGGGTTTCATAGGCCACTATATTCTCACTTCTGATCTACACCGTCAAGCAATTTTTACACACCTGTCACGCCTGTCAAAACGCCCTGGCGCAACGGGTTGTCGCAGCAGAGTTCGCCACCGAGGTAAATGTGACCGACGACAGCAGCGGCATCCGAAGGCTTGATCCAGCCGCTCCATGAGAAGCCGAGGCCCAGCACGTTCGAGTAATCGTTGCCTTCGATGTCAACGGACTTGTACTTAATGGCTTCCGTCATCGCCATCGGGAGCGCGCGCCACTCAATGAAGTTTTCGTTCAAGAAGTAGAGGTTGCCGACCGTACACTTTTCATCAGCCAAGATCGCGAAGCCCTTATAGTCCAAGCCAGTGAAGCCTGTACCACCGATGAAGCCCGACTGGGAGTTCAAGCCCTTGTTGTCGTTCTTCATGTTAGCTGGCGTCTTGTTGATGCGTTCTTGCGGCTGGAGAAGCTGTTCGTACAAAGCCCAGGTCGCGGGATCGGTCACACCGACAGTCGGCTTGATCGTGCCAGAGGTCACGGCGTTGTAGAGCGTCGCCATTTTCGGCAAGGACAGTGTGCCGCCCGAAGCCGTTTTGGTTGCTTTGATGGTTGGGAAAGTCGTGCGGGACAATCCACCGAACGTCGCAACGGAAGTACCGTCATCGACGATCGCAGCGAGACCCAAAGGATCTTTGTTTCCGTTGCCCGTGCCATCGAGATAGAACAAGCCACCGACCGAATCGGCCATGTCTTGTGCGGCACCCTTCACTTCGATCGCAGCGAGGTCGATGATCTGATCATCCGTCGCGTTGGCGGACAATTCATCAAGCGGCAAGGCGACCGAGATTTGATAGAAAGCAGGATCGAAGGCCAAGAGCTGGCGGTTGTTCGTGGCGGACGTGGAGAACGTATCCATGCCTGCGAACGAGGTTCCCGTGCTGTTCTTAGAGACTTTCACTGGGTACTTCATTTGGTTACCGCTCCACTTTTTCGCGCGCGATACAGTGCGTGTGAAGAACACGTTGCTTTTAAGCACAGTGTCAACCACGAAAGGCATCAGCTTGAAACGTGTGGTAGTGGTAACTCGATTGCCTAATGTAGCCATAGAGTTGAATGAGTGAGATTAAAACAGGTCGGTTACGTCTTTTCCTGCGAAGTCCGCAGCGGTCATGTAGTCTTTTTCACCGCTTCCATCACCGCCGCTGTGCGAGGGTGACAGTGAATTGGCGAAGGACTTGCGCGCACCCATGCGGGCTGCGTTGGAATTGCCGTTGATTTTTTCCATCAGCGTCAGACCCTTGGCCAGATCGTAGTTTCCGTCTTGATCCATGACTGGATTTTCGAGCATAAACTTCGCGAGTTCCTGGCGTTGCTCTGGGGTTTTGATACGCCCGCTTTCTTCAAGCGCGGCATACTGATCGTCGATGAAATCATTAGCTTCTTCAGTTGCTCGCTGCTCCGCAAGTCGTGGAGCCTCTTGTTCGCGAACCAATTCTTCCTTCACGCGCTGACGTTCAGACGCTTGATGGGCTTGGTATGCGTCCCAAGCGGCCTTGTCGCCTCCAAACCATGCTGGCACCGCCTGATCAGTGCTGGCGGCTGGTGCGGCGGCTTGCGTAGCTTTACGCTCCTGCTCTTCCTTGAAGGCAAGAAGTTCTTCGTTCTGGCGTAACAGTTCGCGATTGCGGCGCGCAACTTCGCGCAAGCGACCAACTGGTACTTTGTGCGATTCCGCACTCTTAGGATCAGTGACTTCGCCAGGAGTATTCTCGCCCTCCTGCGATGGCTCGTCTTCCTCTGATTCTTTGTCCGCTAGCGGGGCGGGAGGAGTTGTCATCTCCTCTGTCTGCTCGACAAACGGATCTTCACCGTCGGTCGGCAGGCTCGCTAAAAAGTCTGACACAAGGTTTTTGGTTTAATTGTGAATGAAATTACTTACCTGGCATCGGCTGTGGCGCGGCGGCGGCAGCCTTCAACGCGTCGGCTTGATAGCCCAGTTTCGACTTTTTCTTTTTCTTCATCGGCATCTTTCCTTTCGGCATAGCTGCGGGCGGGGGAAAAGGCATACATCTTAGGCTAAGGGGTTATTAGAGGCTCCGAGCGCAGGCATCGGGCCTGCTGGAGGTGCTGGGGCTTGTTGCGGTGGCGGTAGACCCGCTGGGGAACCAGGCGGCGCACCAGGGACACCAGGCGGTGCTGGCGGCGCGGCTGGCCCACCCGCAGGTGATACCTGACCAGAATCATCTGGCTTCTGTGGCTGATTCAATTCTGGGAAGAGCGAAGCAGGATTTGATTTCCACAGATACAAGTTCTTCGCGGCCTCGCGTGGGTTCGGGTAATCGAGGCGTTCAAACAGCGTGATAGGATCGAGCGCACCAGCCGAGAACAATTCCACGGCTTCGTTGCGGCGCGACATCGGATCTTGCGGGATCATCGAACCTTCCTTGATCGTGACGCGGATGCGGCGGTTCAGATCCGACTTCTTCAGCTCGACGTACTCGACGGCGTTTTCCTTCCCGATGATCGAAGCAGTGTGATCCTCGGAGTAGTAGACGTAGAAGAGTTGAACCCACCAGTTGTAAATGTTGTCGGCTGCCTGTTCGATGAAGGCTGTGACACCCCCACCGATTCGATCCAATTCCTGCGAGCGCGCGGCTGCTTGACCCTTCTGCGTCTTGGAATCGCCTTGAGCAGCTTGACCACCCGACAAGACTTTCGTTCCAAATATGCCTTTGAGTTCGTTGCGATAGTCCAGGAGTGTTTGATAGACCATCGGAGCCAACTCTGGGGCTGCTAGGCGTGCGATGGCTTTATTCACGTCACCGCTTGGAACCCAGATCGTGTTGCCCTTGCGGACGGCTCCAGCGACGCTGTATGCCTGCTCCTTGGTGAACACGTCGCCCGACACTGCCAAACCATTGTTGGTATTCTGCGCGTTCTTGCGGATCTGTTTGTTCAGTTCGTTGATGTTCTTTTGGTTTGGAATCGCTTGCTCGAACATGTTCGTATCGTCCACTGGATGCTTGCCCAAGTTGAAGACCGACAGGAAGATGAACGGCATTTTGCGCTGCTGGAAGTGGTTCAACCCACGGCGCAAGGCTTTCGGACTGACACCTGGAATGTTCGGATCAGGCGGGATGTCGTAGTTCCAGTGAGGATTGCGGCCTTTGGAAAGGACTTTCTTCTTCAACGTCGAGAACGTCATGTCGGGCGTCCACCACTCGATGAAGCCGATCTCAGTTGCATCGTTGTCCTTTGATTCCGTGTCGATTTCCTTGGCCATCGACTTGAACATGCGCTTCATGTCGCCTGCCGTTTCCTTGCGGTGAATGCCGAGGTACCCGCCCGTGTACTCGCCTTTCTCGTCGATCGTGGCATCAGGGTCGAGGATCATCACCTGTGGACGTTTGACGACCGTCTTGATGTCGTCCGACTGCTCTGACCAACCGACCTGCACCACACCGAGGAAGTACATAGCCCAGTAGCGCGTGAGACGCGACAGGCTGATTTTGAGCGACTGACGATCGGCCTGGAAGCGGAGGAACTGGGCCACCTTGTCCGCGAGATCAATGCCGTCAGGCGTGTTGTCCGTCGTCACGACTGGATCAGGATTGCGCGCCGATGAGAACGGGATGAAGGTTTCGAGAGCTTCCCAAAGCGTGTTGTCCGCCATTGGATCGTTCTTCACCATGTCGTCGATGTTGTTGTTGAACGCCTTGCCCAACCAGTATTCATCCGAGGCTTTGCGACGCTTCTGAAGGCCAGAATCAAAATCCTTCCAGCGATCCTCCCAAGTTTTCGCTGATTTCAAAAGATCAGCGTCATTGGTGTCTGTTTGTAATTCAGGAAGAGAAGGCGTGAGTGGGCCTTCCATCGTTTCCAGTTTTTCGGGATTCTCAACCTTGTTGATATCTTGGCCAAGGGAGAAGAATCCATCGAGTAAATCAGGAGAACCCATACAAAAAGGCGAGACACCAAAGAATAAATTCTTGAAGGTATCCCGCCGCTGTATAGGTAGGGAATCAGGAGCAACCGAGTACGGCTAAGTTGTCTTTACGTTCCAATTTCTTGATACAACCCGCGCTATCATAGTGGATTGTAACACTTCCTTCCGCTATGTCAAAAGCACCCGAAGCAATCAAGATGTTTGCCAGGTCAATGTACCGCTGGATCTTGGTGTCAGCCGATACGATCTGGATTGAAAGCAGGGTGGGTGGCATATCAATCATCGGTTACCTCGTCCTCGTCTGGAAACGCTGGCGATGGCGCGTGCGTCTTGCCGAAGATGAGCGATGGCGACGGTCGAAGCTCGGTTGAGTCCTCGCCTGATGACATGAACGAGGCTTGACCCTTCTGCCCGTATTTCTCCATGCCGACGCGCCACAGCACCGTTGCGTGCGCCCAGTGATCCATGCCGTTTGAAGAGAGCCACTGGAAGATGTCGTTGGCCCGCGAATCCTTGCCGTTGACCTTGTAGAGCGTGCGCCAGTGTTTGATGTAATCCTCCCAATCCATCAGGTTGCCTTGAAGCGGGATGCGGCGCGTCAGGAACTCGTCAATCACTAACTGGATCATCGGGTTACGATCCGAGGCCACGGAGCCGAAGTCTTGTTTCTCACCCCATTTTATAAGATTGAAGTTCTTCTTGTCGCGTGCGTAGTGGTTCAGAAACACTCGACCAGGGAACTTCTCACGCAACTCGCGCGGCCCTGTGATGTCAGGGGCACCATCGACGATCAGAACAGCAGTTGAATCGTTGCGAAGATATTGCTCGATCGTCTTCCAGCTTTCCGTCACGCCGTAGAAGTAAAGTCCCTCGGAGTTGCCCATGACGTAGTGCTTCTTGACGCCACTATCGCAGCCGATGATTGTTCCCTTCTGCGAGTTGACCTGGAGCGTCATGTTGCGCGTGAAGATGTCGTCGCTGATCGACGAACCATCCACAGCGTATGGCAGACCGAGAACCGATCCCCAAAAGTATTCGTGTCCCTTGGTGTTGAAGTATCCCAGGATCTCGCGTGCCGTGACCCAGGGAGCCATCATCAGGCTCATGTGGTAGCCAGACCATTCACCAACAGCTGTGGGCTTCCAGACGCCAACCCGACGTGTCTCACGGGTGATCTCGGCGTCACAACCGAGACATTGGTAACACTCGCGCACCTTGTCGATGGATTCAGGCCAGCGAAGATACTGCTCCTCACCACACTCGGGGCAGGTGATGAACCATTCTTTCTTGTCCGAGAGTTCCCACGCAACGGAGCCAGCCGCACCCATGTTGCGAGGGTTGGTGAACTGCCACTTGCCTTTGTACTTGGACTGCTGAAGGCGTGAGTCCAGCTTCTCGATGTTCTCCTGGCTCGACGCGTCGAGTTCGTCGTTGACGTTCAGATCCGACGTGGTGATGAGCGTGTCGGCCAGCGTGTTGGTTCCCTGGTAGTTGACCATGTTATCCCCAACCTGCTTCTGTTCGAGCGTGTCTGATGTTTTGATGTACTTCTGAAGCTCTGGGTTGTTTTCGATGATGCGGTTGACCTTGGAGCGAACGAAGCCGTACATCGCATCCATCGTCGGCAGTGTGTAGATGATCTCAAACCTTTTATACTTTGCGGCCCACAGAGTCTTGATGATCATCAGCGTTGAGAAGCCGAGCTGCGCTGCCTTCAGCACGATCTGAAGCGACGACCAATCATCAGCGATATCAAAAAGAAAAAGATGGTCGCGCCAATCGAGCGATTCACCTTTCTCGTTCTTCACGTTGTAGAGATCAAGCCAAATGGAAAACTCCAACGTCGTCAGGTCGATGAGATCCTGCTTAGTTGGACTTGACGTATTTTGTTCGGACGTTGGTTTTGATCCCATGTGAGAGGAGAGCCAATTCTTCCAAACGAGCCTGATCAATGTTCACTTGAAGCACTTCAGCCTTAATGGGCGCGTATGTCCCATGAACCTTGAAAGTCATGTCAGCAGCCGTCAAACGATCTCGCGCTTTCTCTTCCACATTGGTAAGGATCTCGCTCACAACTCCCTTGGCAGTTTCAGGATCGAAGCCAAGTATTCTCATTTCCTCTTGGACGCCTTTTGCGGCTATCACACGGCCAGGTGTTGCTTTCGCTGTCGTTTCGTCGTAGCCAGCTGAAACCAGCATTGTGTCTAACCTGTCGTAATCCCCATTAGACACTGCCTCGACGAGTTTCTTAGCAA